CCTGTAGCTATACTTCTCAATTTAGTGGCCGCATCAAACAAGAAGTTTGCACTAAATACGCAAGCTACAGGCAAATTAGTAGCTTCATGGATCGTTGCAGATGTTGAATAGCCCTCTGCTAAAACTAACTTTTCACATTTTGGTAAATCTTTAAATGTTGTACCAATTAAAAATACATTACCTTTGATTTCTGACGCGGTAACAAACTTTTTTCTACCCTTTTTATCAATATATTGTAGAGATCGTAGTTCGCCTAATGTAGAATAGACGGGAACAATAAGATTGCCGTTTAATTGTTTCAACCCATAGTTTTTAACCTTTTTATTCGTGAGATAATCATGTTCGCTGACGCTTTTACATATTTCAAATCTTTGCTTTACCTCAACTGCAACTTCATTTTGTCGCAGTTTCCTCTGCTCGTTAGCTTTACGCGTAGTTTCCTGCATTTGCTCGCGTAGTGCTTGGCGATCTACTGCGGGCAAAGTATTAGTATCTATAGAACTCCACTTACCCTCAAACCCGTTGCGCCAGTTTCCAAACGTAGCAAAGTAATGATCCCCTAATTGGTTAATAACATAATAACCAGACTTCTGACCGCCTGTATCTGGTTTTGTGCCGTTTGCCTTTACTGGCACGCGCACGATTTCTCCCGTGATTTCTAAATAATCAACGCACAACCCATGCGATTGCATTTCGGAAACTAAATCATTTGTATTTTTGCCCTTGCTAAATCCTAAATCATTTAGTATTACTTTCTCTTTGTAGTATTTTGTTAGATCCATTTGCGGCTCTCTCGTCATCTAACTGGGCTTGTTCGTTAGCCCAATTTAAGTAATGTCTAACAATAGATGTAAAAACTTTTTTTCTATTTTCTCTTTGCCATTCATGTAATGGCTTATGTTTCTCACTCTTTGTTAAACTTGTATAAGTTTCTTTTGTTTGTGCAATAGCATATTCAACACCTAGGTCGTTGATCTGTGCTACATTTGGCAATCTCTTACCTTTACCAATTAACTTTAAATGTTCCATACTGCACGCTCCAAGCCAATATTCATTGTCCTTGTGTAAAAATGGGCCTGCTGGTGCTTTGCAGTAAGCACACAGCGTTGGCCTTTTGCTGTTATCAAAATGGAATGTTGTCATCATCAGACGCGCTTGAATTAACCGCATCTAAATCTTTTTGACTGGGCGATACTTGTATATCGTCTGTATCATCTTTTGTTTTTAATACAGCTTTCCAAGTCTTACCAAAGTCATCATTGATTTCAAGATACCCGTCTTTACCTTTTATAATTTCAGCTTCAACACTTTTATTCATAAAGGCTACAGATGTATCTTTTGGTGGCTCTTTTAATCCCATAGCTTGCGCTAATAACAACAAAGATTTGATACCCCTATCAACAACCTCTGGATTGTCATGCGCAACTGTAAATGTATGGCTGATTTTCATACCATGTCCGTCAACCTCAAAATACATTTTACAACCACGCCAGTTATTCTTACCCTCAATCAAATCTTCATCTTCGCCCACCCAATTTAAGGTATGTCTGCCAGGCTCAACACTTGATCTGCTTTCGGTATTCACATCATAATTAGTTAGATCCATATTATTTCTCCTTATTTATATCCAACATTTATATCCAGGACAATCGTCCTCTTTTGCGCCACAATAATTACAATAGCCATCTTCATACTGTTTATCTTCTCCTACATCATTTTCATTGTAAGTATCTGATTTCCCATTATCTTTAGGCTCTAGTGCGTAATGCAATTTAATGTAAAAAGGGCTATGTTTCATTTAATCATAACCTCCCTTATTGCTTTCCATTCAAAAGGCATTTCTGGATCAAGTGAAAATCTATTTTTAGCTTGAAAACCAGGACCAGCTTCAGTAAATATTGTTCTGTCGCCTTGTTTCATTTTAGTAGTCATGTTGCCACCTTTACCTTTTACTTGGATAGTACCTATCTTGTAATTAGCAAACAACACGCAATCGCTGTGTTCAATAACTAAATCAGCAGCTTTTCTGTGTAGCTTTATTTGGTGGCGATCATGCGGTTCATTACTTGGATCTTCATATCTTCGTATCTCGTTGTGCGCTATTTGTAAAATCGTAAAACCTTTTTTACGCAACTGATTTATAAGACCAAGGTAATCCTTCCATGTTTCAAGCGCAACCGCATAACCTTTACCATAAGCAGGACTGCTTATCTCTGGCCATCCGTTTTGTTGACACACGTGTTCTTGTAGTAAAGTTTCAAGCCAATCTAAACTATCAATAACAACAGTTTTAAATTCGCTTTTCTCTTCTATAAGTGATTTTAGATTGCTTTCAAATTCTTCATAGCTTTGTGCTACAGGAAAGTGAGGACATTCTATTTTACCAATACCATCTTCTGTCTGCACAATAATAGGTTTGTTCATTGACGCACCAAAAGATGTTTTACCGATACCGCCTGGACCATACAAAGTAATGATAGGTGGTTTTAACTGTGCTTTAGTTCTTATATTAGCTAACGACATTTGTTTCCTCTTTGTTGTCAGCTTCTAATATAGTTTTCATTCGCACTTCATACTGTGCAAGAATAATCATCAGATCATCCCTGTTTTCGTCAACCATAGCTAATGCTCGTTGTTTTTCTTGCCAACGCGCAAACAAAGCCTTTGCTTCATCTGGCATAGTATCAGCATCATACGCTGGTCCATCACCAAACTGTATGGTATTTTTTGGTGCTTCTGGCACGTTTTGTTGTGAATTATCTTTTTTAGACATTTACATTCTCCCTTTTTTTGAGTTATAAGTATCACATATACTTCTAGCATTACACCAGCGACAGCCAGCTTCACTATAATTATATGTGGGTATTTCTTCAAAACACGCCTCTGCGGCTGGCTTTAAAGTTTCATAGCCCCATTCAACCAAATTAACGGCTGATATGTAGTATGATCGGATTTGACCATCTTTGTGCCAACCTCTTGGCTGCACAATGGTCATTTGAACTTCTGTATCTTCGTTACCATAACGAGATAATGCACCTAAAGCATAGATGCGTAACTGTGGATTGTCAGGCTCTACAGCCCATTTACCAGATTTTAAATCTACTATCTCTAAATGGTTTTTACTTAATAATATAGCGTCAGCTGTACCCCATAACTCATTATGTATTTCAGGCATCCTAACTTTTTCTTCAATGAGTGGTCTGGCTATATCAAGATCGTGCATACGCTTATCAATATATTCAACATATACTTTTGCACAATCAACCATGTCTTGATCTACTGTAATATCAAAATCTTCAACATGATGTGTACTACCAAGATAGTATTCTTCAAGCGTCAAATTTTGTAATCTCCCTTTTAATAATGTTTCAACCATTTCGTGTATCAATGTACCTGTTGCGGCTGGTACGCCTACTTTGTACTCTACATTTTGCGCAAGTTTTGGCATCCCTGGACAGGACATCCAAATCTTTGCTGCACTAGGACTCAGTAACGCGTGTGCCATCTACGGATCTATAAGATTCTTCTTCCATTTTAACGACATCTTTAAGATCATATCTAATCTTACCACCTATTTTAAAATAGTTTGGTCCTTGCCCTCTGTGTCGTCTATTGTCTATAGATTTTTTTGTAACGCCCCAGCGTTTTGCTAGTTCGCCCGCATCTATAGTCTTGGAAATGTCAAAATTAATTTTGTCATCAGATTCAAATATTTCCATAATTTTCCCTTTTTTTATATATAAGTGTTAATATAGCATAATATTACTAAAAGTGGAGAAAAAATGAAAAAAATTATTAATGAAGAATGGGATCAATCAATAGATAGACTTGCCACCAATAACCAAGTTGATGGCAACCATTACAAACAGCATAACATACAGCCAATAGAATATATATACGCCAATAAACTTAGTTACAACTTAGGTAGCACACTTAAATATATAACCAGAAACAAGGGTGGTAAGGAAGATAGAATTAAAGACCTTATGAAGGCCAAACACTTTATTGATTTAGAATTAGAAATGGTGTACGGCGTAGATCAAGAAGGCGAAGATATAGGCAAGTATAGTATTGAAGTTACTATTGGTTAGTTTGGTTTTGCACTTGCTCAACTACGCTAGGAACAACTGGCTGAACAGCAACCGCACTTACAGGAACATCTGGCAAGTTAGGTATTGAATTTTTAAATCTTTGTATAAATTCTTGTTGTTTTGATTTTGCACCTTTTGCGCTATCTTTAAGTAAATTTTTATTAAATGGTCTAGCTAAAAATGCGTTTAAAAATCTTAATAAACCAAAACCAACAAAAGCACCAGCTCCACCACCAGCAGATATACCTGTTGTTCCAATTAAAGCAGTAGGACCTAAATTTTGTGCTGATCTTAGCAATCCAGACCTTAAAATGAAGGTATTAACATCTGGTAAAACTTCAGGAAACTCTTTTAATATATTTAAAAAATCAAATAGATCATCTGCTGTTGTATATTGATAATCTTTTAATAACTCTTTTGTTGCCAAAAAGTTTTTGCTTTTTAAATTACTGAATCCCAATTCATCATATAGTTTGCCAAAGTCTCTTTTGTCACCACGCAAATATTTTGTAAATACATCATCTAAATAATTAGCAGCTAATAGATTTACTCTATCTTTGCCAACCAAAATTCTTAATTCTTTAACTGCTTCTGGCGATTTTACATTTCCAAAAGTGTTTTGGTATAAATCTTCTAATCTTTGTGATGGAGGTCTGCCTATGCCTGGTCTTAATGCACCTCTGCCTAATGCTTTTTGAAACTCTTTACCTGTTTTGCCCTCAACCACACTCATATATTCTTTAAACAACCTATCACCAGCAGATATGAGCCTACCAGCTGGATCTCTAGGATCTCTAAGTTGTTTTTTAAGAGTATCTTGTAAGGCTGTTACAGCATTAAAAGCATAATTGTTTGGCACAGATCCTTTTGCTGGATCATATTTTTTTGATAAATTGATTAATTTTGTATTTAAAGCATCCACATCATTGTAAGAAAGTTTTGGCTGCACTTGAATAGCGCCTCTTCTACCTAAAAGAAAATCTGGACTATATAATCTTATATCATTTAATAATTCTAAAACATCACTTGGAGCATCAGTAAATTTGCTTTTTGGATAGACTATATTTGCTGTTCTTACTAAATTAGATGTGTCAAAAAAATTACCTTTTCTTTTATTTAATTGTTCTGCTTTTTTGTAAACTGATTTATAAGAGTTACGCCAGCTGTCAAAAGATTTCATACCAAATTCTTGTATAAGTTTTGATCGCTCAACTTCTGTCAATGGTTTAACTTTAGCAACAGGCGATATTCTTTTGTTTAATGCCTCGTCAACCGCTTCAAATGTTTTAGCTAATTGTTTTTGACCTGGCGCGCCAGCGAGCGGCATACGACTAGATAAGTTGTATATACCTCTTACAAATGGAGAAGAACTTGCTTGACCTAGGGAAAGTGGTACACCTTCATCTGCTAATTTTTTTGCCTCTTGGGCCGCCTCATCAGTAAGGCCCATGGTTTTTTCTAAAAAATTAATTCTATTAGCAGCATCAGGGGTTTGTTTTACAATTTTTTGCTTTGCTTTTAATGCGCTATCTACAATTTTATCTACTGCTGGTTTTAAAGCCCTACCAGCTAAAGGTGTAGCAAGTGTAATAGCACTATCTACTGCACCTGTAACTGCTGCGTCTCTTACCCTTTCTCTTGCAGTTGGAGACGGCATGTCTGGTGCTAAAATATCACCTAAAAAGTCTGCTGCTAAAGACATACCAGCTGAACCTATTCCAGCGCCTGCTGAAGCGCCACCAATGATTCCTACTGGACCCGCTGGTATTCCAGCTATACCACCAGCTATTGCCCCGCCAACACCACCAACTACCTCTAAAAAAGATTCTGCAAAAGGTGGTAATCTACCAGGATAATCATTTGGGTCTATAAGGCCAAGTTCTATGCCAATATCTCTTGTTTTAGCATAATAAGTTTTAGAATCAATTTTACCAGCTTGTAAGGCAGCATATCCGTCAGATTTTATTTGATTAAAAACCTGTTGCTTGTTCTCAATATTTTTGAGTTCTTTATATTTTTCACTCATTGGTATATAAGCCTGTATATTTGCCTGACATACCAAAATCTACATTGTCAGGCTCTAAAATATCTTTTGGCTTACCAGATAATGATAGTATTGCTGAATCAAGTTTTTGCGAAAGTAAAATGCTTTTGTTTAGTTCTTCTCTATATTTTTCTTTATCGCTGTCACTTACAGTTGTTGATTTTAAACCTTGTTTTAAATTATTAATTCTAGCATCAACTTGATCTTTTATATTAATATATTTTTCTTTTGCATCATTTTCTGATGTTGCAGCAGTCATGGGTAAATTGCCTCTTATATTTTCATATATCAACATATTTGGCCTACCTGTAAAATCAGCTGCTAAATTAGCTAAAATTTCTGTGTTCAAACTGTTTCTTGCCCTTACAGCCGCGCCTGTTTTCGGGTCAACATCAAAACCCAAAACCCTTGTTAATCTACTCGCGCCCTCTTGTGCAGCGTCTATTGGACCAAACGCTTGGTCTAAATCTGCAAAAGTATCTAAAACATTTGTTTCTTCTATTGTTTGTTCAACATTTTTTTCTACATCTTCTATAATTTGTTCACCAGACAAAGATCCATCCTGTCTAAAACCAATAATATCCTTAGGATCAACACCAGCCAAAAACAGATTGATCTCTTCTTGATTAAAACCAGCCCCTTGTAAAGATTTAATTTGCTGATTTAGTTGTGTATCAGCTAATTTTTTTGCTTGATCTTGTTGCATAGCTTGTTGCAGTCCTTGTTTACCAAATAATTCAAACATTTTTTGAAATTCTGGATTTGTTTGTGCAAATTGTTGCAAATTTTGTTGTCTTTTTTTGTTTTCCTGTATCTGTCGCAAAGCTAAAGTATTTTGCACAAAGTCTTTATCGCCTCTAAGAGCGCCACCCAAAGCAAATAACATGGTAGCAAGGCCAGTTCTATCTTTTGCTGGTTGAGGTGTCATAGGTGTTATAGGACCTATATTTGGTTGTGAATTTACCATTCCAAAAGGTGTATTAAAATCAAATATAGTAGCCATTTATAAAACTCCGTAGTTGACCATATAATAACCATTAGCATCTTTAAT